TGTAGTTATCTCAACAGCAAGTTCCTTGCTGTTGCTTTCCCAGATGATTACTACGTCGTTTTCCCTGTAATCTGCGACGGTCGTGTCCACGGGTAGGAACGTTGTTCCCATGGGGAGGGGGCCGACATGCGACAACTCTGACCAGACAGGGACACCGTAGACACGGTGCGCCCACTGAGAAGAGATTGCCTTGGCCTTGCTGAACTCCTCAGGCGTCAGCATGTAGGTATAGCTGAATGCCTGACGAGCCTCAGACCTGAGTGCCAGTCGCTGCTCTGTACTAAAGCTTTTGATAACGTCTGTCTTCCACTCCAGAGACTCTCTGTGGGTGGTTTGAGGTATGAACGGCCACACGAGAACGCGCCGGCCTATAACGCTGAGCCGCGCTTGCTCATCCGGGAAGGCAAACACGTATGCTGCGTCGATTACCGGAGAGCCTGAGGTGCCGACCTGGAGGGTGTACGTACGGGACTCGAAGACCCCAAACGTTGTGGGGGCGGCATAAGGCTCAATCAGGGTCATCCCGTCCGTGCCTGACTGGGAGATACCCGACAGCAGCTTTGTACTCCTGTGCGCGTTCCACACCTCGACAGGCCTGGTCTGGGTAGAGAGCAGGTTACCTACGTTGAGACTGTCGGGGACGATGTGAACCCTGTTGTAGTAATCCGCACCAAAGCCAGGCTCAATAGCCCCGTACACGGGAAGCTCTCTTCCAGGGTACGGGGCACTGCTGGACAATGCCCCACCTATATCGGACTTCGCAAGTGCCTCGCCGGATGCCTGAGGTGCGGTGTTGTCCCCAAGCTGGGTGGACATGTCTGCCAGCGGCCCTGTGGGGGTAGGGCCCACAGGGATTTCGAAGACCCCGACTAATTCAGCCACTATGCCACCTTCTTGTATGCGATTCCGCGCTCGAGCGTGAGCCCGCCCTTCTGGTACCACGGGAACACTTTCCACGTGTCACCACCGAAATTGAACTCATCCCCTGGCAAATAGTTGGTCATGTCCATGTGTCTCATACCGGGTATAGTCCCTACGGGGTAGTTGTATGCCCCTGAGTAAACACCGACAACATTGGGGCAAAGTATGGCTACTCCGTTTAGAGGGTTCGGGGAGAGGTTTGACAGCTGCTTGTTGTACGAGTCACCCCCCGAGCAAGCAAGTCTTAGCCCCAAAGCGTGGGTAAGGTACCCCCCAGACCCAGCCCAGTTATTGATGGAGTTGATGTTAACTCTCACCATCGAGCCAAACCCGCTGCCACTGGCAGCAGAGGACCCGTTGCCCCTGAAGGGGTAAAACTCCAGCTGGCCGCTGCTATCTACGCTAAGCGATGGCCAGTTGTTGCCGACTGCCGCAATGATATGTTCACCGCATGTCGCATAACAGAACCTACCCCCGCCCTCTGCAGCTGGGTTGAAGAGGTCCAGTGACCCACACCCAAATCGCAGGAAAGAACCTGTTGCTATTTCCACCTCAGCGTAGACAACCTTCGGATCTACAGAGAAGAAATGGTAGGCTGGGAACGGGCCTACTGTGGTCACAAGAGGGAAATGGACTACGGCCTGGTCGGTTGCTCCCGGGGTAAATCGTTGCGGGTACCCTGGCTGCCTGTCCCAGGCCAGGCCAGCATCGTAGCCATCTGAGCCGTTGAGGCTTAGCCCAGTCTTGACGTCCGCGCTCCCGTTGATTAGGGCGGACTCATTCGCATAGCTTCTGAAGTTGAAAAACGCGCCCGACCTCGAAATACACAGCTCACGGCCACTGCCAGCCGTTCCCCACCTGTTGACGCTCCAGCCCAGCGAAGAGGCAAACAATCGGAATTTGTCCAACAGGTCATTAATGTCGCTCGATGTTCCAGTTTGGTAGGCCATGCCATCACTCCAGGGCCAGTGCCCAATAGTTGTTCAGCGTTGTTCTGTATGTGTTCTGGAATATCACGTGCACCTGTCCGCCAATCGTAGAGGTATCCTCGGACGTGACGTTAAACCCAGAAACGAAGTAAGTACCCTCTAGCTCACCTAACACGGCTCGAGTGGGCCCCCGCTGGATGGGTATGCAGGGCTGGAACATGTATCCTCCACCGTAGCAGTCCCTGTAAGGCCTTACTTTACCAGTGGGGGATGAGTAAATACTGTGTGGCCACACACAGCGCTGCATACCTGCAATCGTAGAGTCTGCGACTGTAATCCCCTCAACGTCCTCCTGACTGGTGACGTTATTGTCAGCGTCTGCATACTGAAGCCAGTCACCAGCACTAGATCTTATATTCAGGGTGCCGCTACCATACGAGGACGCACCACCTGTATTGGACCCTGGGCAGCAATACACACCTCGCACCTTATGGGCGTAGGAGTACAGAAAATCATAAGAGTCGGACAGGTGCGACCCACCAACTACCAGGGGGTACGGGTACTGCCCAGGAGTGGCGTAGGGCAGGAGGAACCCAAGGTACCCGGACTCGTAGGTGTTGGACACCTTGAGGGCTAGCCGAAAAGAGTTACCCGACGCCACGAACCAATACTTCATGGCTCCTGGCCACCCAGGGACCATTGGGCATGCCCTTGGCTCTGGTATGCCGTACCCCACCATGGCCCCCGGCTGGTTGTACCACGACTCTACAGAGGGGTCATACCCCGTGAACCCATTCAGGATCAGGTTTTCCCAGCCTCCCGTGCTTCCTCGCACAGACTTAATTCCTGTGAATATCTCCTGATTGGCTGCGAAGCCTCGTGACTTAAATATGACATTACTGCCATAACTGTTGACAATATTGTCGCTAACATCGTACATGAGGAAAGAATACCACCCTAGTTGTGTGCCGCTATACCCGCCTCCTGTTATTGTTACTCGCCAATACTCGTAGTTAGTAGAAGCAGGGACAGAGATAATAACTTTGTTGCCGGCCCCCGGCTTTGTAAATGAGGGTGAGTGAACCAGCGTCCAGCTGATGCCGTCGTTAGACCCGTGGAGGTTAAACGACGTGGGCATATAATCGGCGTAACCACCGTGATTAGAAGTGATGGCTATCTTCCTAACCTGCTTAGCCTGACGCAGCCTGAGCGTAAAGTAGCTCAGGTTAACGGAGTAGTTGCTAGCGTAGAACATGTTAGTCGATGAGGTCGGGTCACTCACGTTACTGAGCATAGGGTCAGCGTTGAACGTGTGGGCTATGTTTAGATTATTCGAGTTGAGGTTTGTATCGATAGAAGCCACGTTGTCTACGGAGCTCCTCACAACCTGCCACTCCTGGTTGAGCCCGACCAGGGTTGCGTTGGTGGTCAGAAAAGTTGTGATCTTCGCCAGCAGGTCCTCTACACCAGTGGCCGTACCAATCTCGTATGCCATACTTACCTCAAGTGCTAAGCGCAGTTCTGTTGCGCTGTATAACGTTCATGATGAGCTTCTCCCCGTCATCAGTACCCAGGTAGTCCCCAACGAGTTTGGGGTCCAGGACATTGATGTTCCTAACGTTCACGTTAGCGGGTGCAGCGGGGGTGGCATCTCCTCGACCAGACCCACGGAGTAGCTCCGCGGTCTTCTCGCGGCTGGTGACATTCGCGGGACCCTGGACAATCTCCGGGCCATACTCCCCGACGATGCCCCACTTTCCGCTCGGGATGATACCACCCTTGTCGTAGGCGCCGGAGTAGCTGATGCTCGAGATCTGGCCAATCAGGGCGGACATTGAGGCCATGATCGGGCCAATTTGCGCCCACCCCAGAGGGCCCCCCACAGCCATCGCGGCAGAGATCGCAGTGTACATATCCATCGTCGCCTTGGCCACGGCGAAGGCCTTGCTCGCAGCGAACATCACTCGGTAGGCTTCGGACTGTTCGCCAGCAATTGAACTCGCCAGGCCTGCCATGGCGCTGGTGATCTGCTCACCCGCAGTCATGAAGTTCTGAACCCCTTGCAGCCGTAGCTGCGACAGTTCCATCTGATACCTGGAGGTCAGATCCATCTCAAGCTGGTGCTGGAGGTCCAGGTTCTCCTTCGTGAGCGCCAACATCCGCTCTCGCTCCGCGAGGTACCGGGCTTCAAGTGCCGCCATCTGCACTTCGTTGTTGTCCGGGAACATCCCCGCCAATTCAGTAGCGTCCGACCTTCTGGCAACTTCCTTGCCGTTGGCCTCCGCGTTCTTCAGGCGGATGAACGACTCCATGTCGCCGTCGACCATGGCGCGCTGCAGCAGTTCGCCGTTCTTCGCGTTCCACTCCTTGACGAACTGCTCCTGGGCGCTCAGGCGGTTGCTGAACGACTCCGACTCCACACGCTCGATCTCGCGCAGGAATTCCTTCTGACTGATCTGAGCCTTGAGCTGGGCTAGGGCCTTGTCCGTGTACGCCTTGGTCGTGAGCTCCTGCTCTTTCTGCAAGGACTCAGCCATGCGGCCCACCAGGTCCTCGCGCATCGCGGGGTCCTTGGCCTTGCCCAGGGAGGCGCTGATGGCCTTCTGGATGGCGTCCTCTCGGTCGATGCCCTTCTGGATCTCGAGCTCGGCCAGGGCGTCCAGCGTGTCCTGGTACTCCTTCTCCCCGACCATGCGAGCGTTCTTGCGCAGGTCGAGCCCCTTCTTATAGAACTCGATGGAGGCAAGAGCTTGCTCATATTCAGCGTTGGCAAGCTTGGACGCGCTTTCGACTTCCTTCATAGGTGTGCGGTCGACGCGGCCGCGACCCCCGTTCCCGCCCAAGGGGAATGGGGTACCAATATCGATGGGATCTGTCTTGTCGATTACCTTCGGACCATCAACCTTAGCCTGCGCCGCGGCCACCTCATCGAGCGCCTTAGCCCTAGCCCTGAGGGCCTTGTTATCCTCCTCGATGTACTTAAACGTTGGTATGTGCTCCCGCTGCCAGGCAGCAGTACCCATAACGTCCTTGTATCGCTTATTGCTTGCCTCGAGGGCCTTAGCTGTCTCGTCCTTACCAAGGGTGGAAATATCCGTGTCACCTGACAGGCCAATGTCCTTTCTGGCGTCCGACTTGTACTGGTCGTAGGTCGGCCCCTTTATCAGCATGCCCTCATTGCTCTTGACAGGAGTCCCGATGTCCTTGTAAGCGATGTAAGCTGCGCTCGCAGCAGCCATCCCACCGGCCGCAACAAGTGGGTTCATCGCCAAGAACCTGATGAAGGTCAGGACTGCAGAGTTAGCGGCTAGCTTGGCCCCCAGCTCCCCGATACCACGACCGAGTGTGCCGAGTACACCTGCTGTAGTGCTTGCTGCAGAACCCATCCCTGACACGGCCTTGCCCATCGTGAAGATGTCATTGGCCACGTTGACAATCATGCCCCCTGCTTTAAGTGTCAGGTAGGCAGCTGCCATTTTCTTAAGCCAGTCCTCATTCTCGATGAGCCACTTAGCCAGGTCGGCAAGTCCGTTGACCATGGACTTAAGACCGTCGCGGAAGCCGTCGCTCCTGAATACGTCCTCCATGGTTTTGGCAAGGCTCAGGAGGGACTGCTCGCTACCAGAGAATGCCGCCATAAAGGCATTTTCTAGTGCTGACCCTGCGGACTGGAACGCGGTCTTGACGTCACCATCTAGACCAGACACCAGGCGGTCTAGCAGCCCTGCAGACTTCTCATTAGCCTTGTCCAGCCCTTCCTGAAGAGATGTCAGGTCTTCTATCAGCACGCTGAAAGGTCTGCGCCCTCGTTCGTTCAGCATATTGGCGTCGAACTGCTGCTTCTGGGCGGCACCTAGCTCCCTATACTTCTCGATAACCATCTGCAGGTACTGCAGCGGGTTATCACGCCCCTTGACAAACATGTCCATGCCGAGGAGCTCTCTAATCTTGGCAGCAGCCCGGTTATTCGGGGCACCGAGTAGGTCCTCAAACATGTTACGGACAAGGGTGCCAGCGTTGCCCCCAACAAGTCCTCGCTTACCAACGCGCTCGAGTACGACAGCCGCCTCTTCAATGGTCAGCCCGTAACGTTGAGCCAGGCCTGTCATATTCTTGAACGACTCTGCAACGTCGTCCATGCCCGCCTTGGTCTGCACAGACACATAAGCCATGGCGTCGCCAACACGCTTCACGTTCTCTGTGTTTTGCGCTGCGTTATCAGTCATAAGACTGAAGTTGTACATCGCGTCCGTGAGGCCCTTGGTGGCTGTCTCCATATTCGTCTCACCGAATATGGTGGCAGCCATCACCGTGTTCAGCATGTTGAGGCCGTCCTGGGCCTTCACGCCAGTCTGGGCGAGAACACGAAGACCTTCAGCAGCCTCCAGGGCATTGAACTTGGTGCCGTCAGTAACCTCGATTAGGCGCTTTCTGATGTTCTGGGTAACTTCCTCAGGTGCAGGGCCATCCTCCTGGAGGATGGCCGCAAAGCGGGCCTGGTAGCTCAGCTCAACGCCATCCTTGAACGACTTGGACGCGGCAATAGTAGCCGCGGAAGCAGCAGCCATAACGGCCACGTACTTGCCGTAAGTAAGCCAGAGCGCACCAAGTGCCCCAGAGACGCCACGCAACGCCGAGTGGACAGCGTGCTGGCTCTCTGAAAACGCCTGCGCGTGCCCCCCACCGGCACGGTAGGCGTGACCCATCTTGCCCAGCGCTGTCGTCAGGTTGTCTGTCTCCTTGAGGCTCTTGGCGGCAGCGATAGCCTGCGCGGAGTAGTGCTTGGACGGGTCCATCCCAGCGTCCAGGAGGCGACGAGCGCGCATAGCTTGAGACGCCTGACCTCTAGGGCCCGCCTCCAGCCAGCGACGCTCAAGCATTTCCATGCGCTTCAGGTGGGCCTGGCGCATGGTGTACTCCTCAAGGTCCCTCTTTTCGTTGATAGCCCTGTACCTTACAGCCTGCGCCTGACGAATATTGTTAAGCTCTACGTCACGCTTCTGCTCCATAGCCCTGTACGAGTCCCTCATCTTGTACATGCCAGCAAGCATGTCGGCTTGTTCGGAGGCTGCAGCTTTCTGTAGGGCTGTGGTACGCCTCAGATCCATCTGTTCAGCGATGGACTGCATGCGCCCCAGCTTCTGGTATGATTCCTTCATCTTGTACATGCCAGCAAGCATGTCATTCTGTTCTGCGGCTGCAGCTTTCTGGAGGGCTGTCGTTCTCCTCAGGTCCATCTGCTCTGCCAGCGACCACTGCCGACCCAGCTTCTGATACGACTCCTTCATCTTGTACATGCCAGCAAGCATGTCGTTCTGCTCTGCGGCTGCCGCTTTCTGGAGGGCTGTCGTTCTCCTCAGGTCCATTTGCTCAGCAATGGACTGCGTACGCCCAAGCTTTTGGTAGTTGTCACGCATCTTGTACATACCAGCCAACATACCTTCCTGCTCTTTGGCAGCGGCCTTCTGCACAGCTAAGCCCTTAACGTAATCCTGACTATACTTACCGGCCTCTCTAAAACTGTAGGAAAGTCCGTTGATAACAGCGCGGTAACTAACCATTGCAGATTTTGAGTTGTCCGTGGCGCTACCCTGCTTAGCCAGCGTTGCACTGAGCGCACTGGAGCTGGACTTCAGCTGTCCAATGGTTGTCAGTGTACTGGCCAGGGTCTCCCTGTACCTCTGCATTGACCGCACAGACGTGCCCCGTGCTGCCTCCAGCTTTGCAATGGAGGCAGCCATTTCAGAGGCGCCAGCGCTGAGTTTCTTATACTCACCAATGAGCGCGCTGGCAGAGACCCCGCCCATGGCCTTGTCCAGGGACTTGAGCCGTGCCTCTAGCTCGGCTAGGGCAACCTTAGCCTGACTGGTGTCAAGAATAACCTGGTTGTTTTCACTCATTTTGTCTGGCCTACTTTTGGATTGCTCTGCCGGGTACGCTCTGCGTAGTGCTCTAGGTAGATATTATCCAGGGTTCGCACTACTCGGACAACATAAAGCCTACTATCAACATCATCAATCCTGGCGATGTCTAAGTAGGCTTTAATTTCAGTAAGGGGTATGGGGCCGGGTCCAGCTTCTGTTATCAGCCTACTGCTGTTCAGCAGATTGTACGCACCCCATACGCCCACTAGGTCCCCAGAGAGTGTTGGCTTTTCTGCCAATCCTTGGGGCGTGATACCAGTGGCTTCCTGGATCTCCAGCAAGGTCTTCTCTTCCCGACCCCACTTGAGAACCCACTGGTACCACTCGATCAGTTTTTTTCGTCTTCCTCGGCCTTCTGGGCCTTGAAGGAGTCGAAATCGTCTGCGAGCTTCACGATCTCGCGTCGGAAGTCCTTGATGCCCAGCAGCATCTCGGCGTTGGTGAGAGAGTAGGGGAGGTCTTCACCTTTGAACTTGACGTTCTCCCAACCCAGGAGGATGGTCTTGGCAATGACCTTGACCATGATCTGCTCAGCCAGTTTGTCCGCAGAGTCGTCCTTGCGTTCGAGTGCCTTCTGGTTGCGCTCATACTCCTTCGTAAACATCTTCGCATAGGCCTTGTTGCCAGCACGTGCGACTAGGAAGCGGGCGTCACCAACCTCCATCCAGGTACCGTTGTTCTCAAGGTCTTCGTTCACTGCGTAGGTAGCAAAAATGTCCATCTTGGACTCCTTATTATTTTGACAGCTTGTTTTGGCAGACTTTAACCGGTCTGCCAGCGGCGGGAGGGTCACAGGCGATCGACAGCGATCGTCTTGCCGGTCGAGTCCATCAGGCCCTGCCAGTTCATCGAGAGCATCACGTCCTGGTTCAGGCCACCAGCAGTCACGCCGCCACCCGAGAACTTGACCTTGTCCGCGGTGATGACGTAGCCGTTGCCCAGGCCGTCCCGCACGAACCACGACAGCGAGCTGGAAGTGTTGTTCACCAGCTTGTCATACATCGTGCCGTCAGCCAGGTACATCTCAACCGCGCCGCCAACGCTCACGGTGCCCGAGGCAATGCCCACGAAGCCCATGGTGCCAATGGCATCCTGGCCACGAAGCGCGTTGTCCACGTCGAGGTTGATAGACTTGATGAAGGTGTTGGTCAGCGGAACGCCAGCCTCGTAGATGTTGCCAACGCCCGACACCGCGTTCATGACATCGAAAGTCTGGGAAGCAGCGGGGGTGCCCGGGAGCTGGGTTGTTCCGGCGCGTGCCGAGACCGTGCCCATGAACTCGAAGCTGCCGCCGACGATGGAGCCACTCTGGAACTGCAGGCTCATCTTCGACGCTGTCATGCCCTTGTAGAGGAAGAACTGGGCCACATCTGCGAACTCTTTCTCGACACTGAAGGAGCGCTGAGTCGTGCCGTTCTTGACACGAGACGACTTGACCTGCACGTTGGCCACGTTGGAACGGGAGCCCGTGCCGGGGATCGGCGTCGCCGCCGCGACCGTGATGGTTGTGGCTGTACGGGAGGCGATCTTGAGGTACGCCCCATTCGCGGCATCGCTCGGTGCAATGAGCTTGAACCACTGGCCGACCTCGAGGTTGGTCAGGGTGCTGGTGCCAACCGGGGCAACGCCCCAGGTCAGAGTACCGGCTGTCGAGTCGATGGTCACCGCAGCGGCTGCGCCCAGACCCTCGGTACCGAAATGGGCCCAGGTGCCCTGCAGGGTGGCCTCGATGAGCGCGTCGTACTCCTTGTAGGAGAACTCCATGTTCACACCGCCAGAGGTCGAGGCGCCGGTCTGGACGACGTCAGTGATCTGGCGGTCGGCCCGGATCTCCTGCGAGGTGGTCGTCTGGATTTCGAACGCGAGCGACTCGCCCGTCGCTCGCAGGTTGATGCAGTTGCCCGTCGTGGGCGTCACGCCAAAAGTCGCTTCGGGGATGTAGCGAACCTGGGCGCGGTTGGAAGAAGCTAGTGCCATGGAAATCTCCGGGAGGCGCCCACCATCGGGCTCCCTCGGAGACTACACCATAAGTAGAACTTATTCAAGCATCAGGAGTTTGAATCAAACCAGAAAGGCACCAGAATCTCACGGTTAACCCAGCCGCTCTTGCGCTCGACATCCCCAGGCCTCGGCGTCTCAAGCTGGACCTTGAGCAGATTCCTGAACTTAGTACTCTGCTTGATTGTGTCAAACACCTGTAGGGCTGCCCGCGTACCTTTCCCCTCCTTAGCGAACACGGACAGGACAATGAACCCAAGCGTCCTGTCGATGGGGTCCGTCCCGATAGTGGCCTGGTGCGCGTCTGCGAACTCAATACAGATCTTCAGGAACTGGTCACCAACAGCGTCAAGGTCCACAGTTTCTGTGTCCTCATAGAACCTGGGGAGTGAAGGCAACACACTCTCTAGGTAGGCAACAATAGTATCCCGGGCCTCAACGTAAGTTGTCATCTTATTTTCCCTGCATACTGGGCCCTGAGGTGAGCCTTGGCCAGCTCAAGTATTCGACCCTTGTTTGCTCTTGCAGTGGGGTTATCTTTTCTAAACCTGATCAGGCCCCCCTCCACGTCCCAGTGGTACTCATCACCGCCCTGATTCCTGGCAACAGTAGAGAGGTAGATCCTGTCGCCTACTTTTAGCCCAGATAGCCTAGATCCTGAACTGTTGACAGCTGTGTTCACTGCAACAGAATCTCTCTCACTGGCCTGCGGAACCTCACGCTCTGCGTCAGTAGCCACCTCATCGTTGCTGTTACCGGGCCGAGACTTATTGATAGACAGGCGCCAGTTTGCAGCGAAGGTGCCAGTCCACTGCGGAGACACTTTAGCTGCGTAGGCCAGAGTGTCCTGCGCCATTTTCTTCGTCTGTGCAAGTGTTCTGTCTTCCGCCGCCCTCATAGAGGCCCTGACGGCTGCAGATATGGCCCGCCTGGGCAAGGTCAGCCTCATGCTCGCCTCAGGTGCAGCGCCTTGTGGCTGATGTAGTCCACGACGGACATCACCCGCCACGGGCCGTCGCTCAGATCTACAACGTCAGCTGCTTTAGGTGTCACCGACGACGGCACGAGCACCTGTATATCCCCGCGCTCAAACTTCTCAGACCCCTGGGACAGGTAAGTAAACTTGTCCTGCCACCTAATCCTGATAC